GCTACAGATACGAAGATAGTTAATTACTATAGCAGTAGAGTATATGCAGAAACAGGCAAAGCGCCAACATTACGGGCGGCAGGGCATACACCAAAGATACTATGCGGAGCAATACGCGGGCGTTATATTGTTGATGGCAAGCGACAAGACCATAAGGTTAAAACCGCAGGGCTAACAGAGCAACGTCTAGAGGTTAGACAAGACGGTAAAACAAATACACTAACAACTGTGCAAAAAGATAATGTGGTGGTTTCGCATAGCGGGTTAATACAGGTCGGATCGCTTTATTCAGGTAATGGTGACGCTGGACGCATTTATCACCCAGATGGCAAGGGAAGGACACTAAAGGGCGAGGCAGGAGGAGGAGGCGCGAAAATGGGTTTAGTAGGGTATGACGATTGCCGTTATCGGAAACTAACACCAGTAGAGTGCGAGAGATTGCAAACAGTACCAGACGGATATTCTGACTGTGTCAGCAACACGCAGCGATATAAGATGCTTGGCAATGGCTGGACGGTTGATGTTATCGCTCACATACTAACGTGTGGATTAAAACAATGACTACACTAAACATAAAGATACTTTCATCCGAATGCTATGCGCTAACTGCTAACGCTATCCGACTAATGGCCAGCGCACCAAATAGCATAGGAAGGATGGAGATTGTGCAATACGCACAAATAGGCCGTGTTTATGCCGATTCGGTGCTGGACGGAAAGCGATTATATGTTGATGTGATAACGGGCAGTATATTCGACTGCAATGGATTATCTATTGACGGATTGCGCAAGCTGGACATGAGTACGTTAAAAATAGTCAAGAAAAAGGACGTGCTGGCGTGGATAAAAGCGGCTGATTCACGGACTGCTAATCCCATGGCGTACAACAACAAGCGCAAGGATGAGCAAGACGATGAGTAAACAGACATTTCGACTCGTCCATGACGAAGCGCGGCGCAGGGCTATTCAAGCAGTTAAAGACGCCCCAGATGGATATATCGTCACAGTATCAGAGCCGACTAGAAATTTAGACCAAAACGCGGCATTGTGGGCGATGCTAACAGATATTAGTCGTCAGGTAGATTGGTACGGTAATAAACTAAGTCAAGAAGAATGGAAGTCAGTTTTCAGCTCGGCACTTAAAAAGCAAAAAGTTGTACCTGGGCTAGATGGTGGATTTGTAGTTTGCGGTCAGTCCACGTCAAAGATGACAAAATCAGAGTTCAGCGAATTGCTTGAGTTAATCGCGGCGTTTGGTGCAAATAATGGGGTAAAGTTTAATGACCAAATCGGAACATAAACACATAGAACGGGTTAAAAATCTATCATGTGGCGTATGTGGCGAGGGCGAAACATCGGACGCTCATCATATACTAGATGGTGGACGCAGGGTAAGCCACTTTGCTGTTATCCCGCTATGCAAATCATGCCATCAAGATAGCCACAACGGCATACACGGGCGCAAGGCAATGTGGAATATAATGCACAAGACTGAATTGCTAGTGCTAGCGGAAACAATAGAGAGGTTAATGTGATAACGATTAGATTACCTTATCCAGTATCAGCTAACAAATACTGGCGCACAATGGTTGCAAAAGGTCATGCTGTTTTAACCGTTGGTTATGCGCTTTGGAGGGTGGAGTGATGGGGTGTAATCAATATAGCTCTATATGGGACGAGGAAAAAACAACATTTCTTATTGAAAACTATGCAAAGCAAGGGAAAATGTGGTGCGTAGAAAAATTAGGAATGCTAGAACACCAAGTTAGATATAAATCTAGCAGACTCAAGCTAAAATCAAGAGGTGTTAGCGAGGCATGGAAGAAAAAGCAAGTTGAACACGCTGCAAAGCTTACTGGAAGAAAGCGCCCTGAGCAGTCGGCAGTAATTAAACGAGTTATCCACGACAAAGGAATAAGGCCAAGTCAAGAAACAATTGATTTGAAAGCAAAAAAATTATCAGCATATTTCAAAGAGCATGGACATCCGAAAGGAATGCTCGGTAAAAAGCACAGTTTAGAATCAAAAGAAAAAATGAGCGATTCTGGATTTAGGCGTCACGCGCTAGAAACGGAAGATGAAATTTCAGATAGGACAATGAAAATGCTAAAAACAAAATCAGACAGGGGGAATATAGTTAATCCAAGACCTATGGCGTCATGGAAGTGTGGGTGGAGAGAAGTTGGGGGGCAGCGTTGTTATTTTAGATCTGCATGGGAAGCAAATTACGCAAGATATTTGCAATTTTTATTGGAAAAAAAACAAATATTGAAATGGGAGCATGAGCCAGAAACATTTTGGTTTGAATCGATAAAAAGGGGGTGCAGATCATATTTGCCAGATTTTAGAGTTACTGAATGCAACAACAGCATTGCATATCATGAGGTTAAGGGATGGATGGATGATAGAAGCAAAACGAAAATAAACAGAATGCGAATATATCACCCACAAGTTTTACTTATCGTTATAGATAGCAAGGCTTATAAAGAGTTGCAGAAAAAAATATCAATGATGATTGATGGATGGGAGTGACTTGAATATAAAGCGGATTGAGGCGGAGTACGGCGAGCCTATCAAAGACGGCGGAATGACGGTGACCATCGGAGCTATGCCATGACCCTGCCAGCTTTCATGTATAGTGACCCAGCAAACCACGTCAAGTTTGAACGTGAGCTAATCCCGTGCTATGGCTGTGCTTACCTAAAAACGCTATTCGATAAGCAGTATTGCGACAAGGGCAACAAGACAATCAAGAAATGCGCACAATTCAAGGAGATAGAATGAAAGTTGACGTATCGGATTACATTGTAATTTTGCCAGAAGTAGCTGATATTTTCGCAAATTGGGAACAGTGGGTAATAGTACGTAAATCCGTGCCAGTGAAATGCGTAGGGTTAGAGAGCAAGTATAAATCCGCTGACGTATTTGAGCGTTCCGATCCGAATTGTGAGATAAATATACTGGAGGCGGTGGAGGTGGAGAAGATAATCTGCGGACTTCCAGAAAAGAACAAGAAAGCGATTAAGTGCTGGCATATACTACGCTTACCGCCCCATGTGATGCGTAAAAAACTTTATGAGCGTGACATTGGGTTGCTGATGCGGACTAGCTGGCTAATGGTGTCGGACGCTATGAAGAAAAAAGCGTTTGAAAATAATTTGCGCAAAATATAAAACAATGTTATAAATGTCGTATTGAAAATCGAGTCCGCATAGAATCAGGCGTTTTGGCTTATTTGCCAGATTAGCCGACTCCGAAACAAACGAAGCCATGGCCTAACCGTCGTGGCTTTTTGCATTTTAACCCGCACCGCTTAGAATATCGTCAGGTATGCTGGACTGTAATGGTCGATGCGCACCATTGCGGGTATCTACACATTAGGATTGATACTGATAGCCAGCAGTTCAGCAGCTTTGCGAATACCGCGATTGACTTGACCGTCGCCAAGTGCCCTAAATACGGAAGCTTGCACAGGGGATAGCCTAACAGTAACAGGCTTCATGTCGTCGGGTAAAGCCTTGCGGCCTGGCTTGATAATTGTTTTCACCATGGCATTTTGATTGCTGCAATGACGATTTCACCGCCGATACATATTATAAACAAGCCTAGCATCAGAGTTTCATATTTTGAGTTCATTTAGTTACTCCTAAGTGGTTAATATTGTGCTTCAGTGATTTCAGTATAGCATCATAAATAGAAAAAGCAATCTTTTTTTCAGTTTTAGACAATCTTTTTTAATAAAATAATATTTTTACGGCTATCTACAAACAAGGACGTATTGTATAAAATAGGCATGATGAAAATAGAGCAGATTACCGTCGACACGTTGATACCTTACGCAAGGAACAGCCGCACGCATAGCGATGAACAGGTAGCGCAGATAGCCGCAAGCATCCGAGAATTCGGATTTACTAACCCTGTGCTGATAGACAGCGATGGCGGCATCATAGCTGGTCATGGTCGCGTTATGGCAGCTCGTAAGCTGGACATGCAGGAAGTGCCGTGCATTCGCCTGGCGCACCTAACAGACACACAGAAACGCGCTTATATCATTGCCGACAACAAGCTGGCACTAAATGCTGGCTGGGATGATGAAATGCTCAAGCTGGAATTTGATGATCTTGAGGAATTAGGATTCGATTTAGAGTTGACTGGCTTCACGCTGGATGAAATAGCAGAGTTAGAGATTGAGGAGATACTTCCAGGGCAGACCGACGAGGACTATGTGCCAGAGGTTCAGCCTGAGCCAATCAGCAAGATAGGCGACGTTTGGCAATGTGGGAAGCACAGGGTTATGTGTGGCTCATCAACTATTGTTACAGACATGGATGCTCTCGTTAACGGACGTGAAGTTGATATGTGGTTAACTGACCCGCCGTATAACGTTGCTTATGAGGGAGGAACAAAAGAAAAGTTAACCATTCAGAATGATTCAATGGGGAACGATGACTTCCGTGTGTTTTTACGGGACGCATATGTAACAGCCGATTCTGTCATGAAAGCAGGTGCTGTTTTTTATATTTGGCATGCAGATTCAGAAGGGTACAACTTTAGAGGTGCGGCTAATGATGCTGGGTGGGTTGTGCGCCAATGCTTGATATGGAAAAAATCCCAATTGGTGATGGGCAGGCAAGATTACCATTGGAAACATGAGCCGTGTCTGTACGGATGGAAAGAGGGAGCAGGTCACCTCTGGGCGGCTGACAGAAAGCAAACCACTATCCTTGAATTTGACAAGCCATCACGAAATGGTGAACACCCAACCATGAAGCCAGTTGAGTTGTTCGAATACCAGATGCTAAATAACACAAAGGGCGGCGACATTGTGCTAGACAGCTTCGGCGGTTCAGGCACAACCATGATCGCAGCCGAGAAGAATGGGCGTGTTGGTTACCTTATGGAACTCGACCCAAGGTATGTAGACGTAATCGTTAAACGCTGGCAAGAATTCACTGGTAAGCAAGCCACGCTGGAATCAGACGGCAGATCATTTACTGAGGTAAGCGATGGCATACAGTCATGACGAATGGGAAACAGTCAGAGCTTTCTATGAGCGAGGATTGTCACTAGCAGAGATTGCGGCAAGAGATGAAGTAGTAATTAAAGACCGCAAATCAATCAGCCGAAAAGCCGCACAAGAGGGCTGGATTAAGGGCGAAAAAGCCACACTCGTAGAGAGGGAAGTAAATACAAAACAAGCTGTTGCAGAAATTGCCACAGAAAAAGCGACACTAAATGCCACAGAGCTATCTGTTCATAACGCACTAGTGTCAGAGCGCACACAGGATGATATATTTTTCCGCAAAGCCAGCTTGATAATCGCGCAGAAAGCAGTAAAGAAAGTGCAGACAGAAGATTGCACGATGATGGAGTTACGAGCAGCGCAAGAGTTAGTCGGCAAGGGCAAAGAGAACATTTACGGCAAACAACCAGATACCGCGATCCAGATAAACAACACTAATACAACACCTACACTAACGACTGACACTTTCAAGCAGATAGCGAAAGACATAATCAACGAGTTTTAACATGCGCATATTTAATCAGTCGGAAATAGAAGCGGCTGGATTATTGGCGCGAGAGGATTTATACACGTTCAGCCGTTGGATGTTTGCGCGGCGGCGTGGGTATCAGTGGATCAGAAGCAATCACCACAAGATAATCTGTGACGCGCTGATGCGGGTGTTTAACGGCGAGTGCAAGCGGTTAATTATCAATGTGCCGCCACGGTACAGCAAAACAGAATTAGCTGTCGTTAACTTCGTAGCGTGGGCGATGGGTAAAGTTCCTGACTCTGAGTTTATCCACGCAAGCTACTCGGCACAGTTAGCAGCAAATAACAGCGCCCAGATTCGTAGCATGGTACAGCACGAGGATTATCAGCGCATATTCCCAGATTGCACGCTTGATTCTGATGCGCGTAGTCACTGGACGACAACCAACGGCGGCGTAATGTATGCCGCTGGTGCTGGTGGCACAATAACTGGTTTTGGCGCAGGCAAGCACCGCGACGGATTCGGTGGATGCATCCTGATAGATGACCCGCATAAGGCAGACGAAGCGCGTAGCGACGTTATCCGCGAGAACGTCATAGACTGGTTTCAGAACACGCTAGAAAGCCGAAGAAACTCGCCTGATACACCTATCGTATTAATTATGCAGCGATTGCATGAGCGTGATTTGGCTGGTTGGCTACTTAATGGCGGGAACGGCGAGGAATGGGATCATGTCTGCTTGCCTGCTATCCAAGAGGACGGCACCGCACTATGGGAAGATAAGCACAAGATTGAAGATTTGCGACGGATGGAACAAGCCGCGCCGTATGTATTTGCTGGGCAATATATGCAGAGCCCAGCACCAGCAGAGGGCGGCTTATTCAAACCAGACCAATTACAAATAATCGACGCATTGCCAGCGCAACAAATAACATGGGTACGTGGCTGGGATTTGGCAAGCACAACAACTGGCGATTACACAGCAGGCGTTAAGCTCGGCAAGTTACCAGACGGGCGGTTTATTATTGCTAACGTCGTGCGTATTCGTGTAGGACCTGATGAGCGTGACGCTGCAATTACTAACACGGCAGCCGTTGACGGGTTCAACGTTAAAATAAGCATACCGCAAGACCCAGGACAGGCGGGCAAGACGCAGGTTCTATACCTGACCCGTGCGCTGGCTGGCTACAGGGTAACAAGCTCACCAGAATCAGGCGACAAAGTAACACGCGCCGAACCAGTAGCCGCGCAAGTAAACATCGGGAACGTGATGATGCTGCGCGGAGAATGGAACGAGCAATTAAAAGATGAGATGCGAATGTTCCCAAATGGGGCAAATGACGACCAGGTGGACGGGTTATCCCGAGCATTTGGCGAGCTAATAGGCAATCAAGCCATGCAACGAATGCAAATTGTAGGTATTTAATGATAAAACCAGACACGCAACACACAGAATACAGCGCGGGCTTGGTACGCTGGACAAAGTGCCGTGACGTGCTGGAAGGTGAGGACGCTGTGCACAATGCTGGCGAGCGATACCTGCCTAAGCTCAAAGAGCAGAGCGCCGAAGATTACAAAGCCATGGTAATGCGCACCCCGTTTTATAACGCAACAGCGCGTACTGTTGACGGCCTAGTTGGTATGTTATTCCGCAAAGATCCAGTCATTACAGCGCCAGCAGCAATGCAGGATATCCTTGACGATATAACGCTGACTAATTGCGACTTCAACGAGTTGGCAGAGATAGTATCGCGTGAAGTTGTCGGGGTAGGTCGTGTTGGCTTGCTGGTAGAGTATCCGCAGGTTAATGAAAACCCGATTACCCTGGCACAAGCCGCGTCGCTGAATCTTCGCCCATATTGCTCAACTTACAAAGCTGAATCAATTATCAACTGGCGTGCAGAGCGTATCAACAACGCCATGCAGCCAGTCATGATAGCGTTGACTGAAACAGCTATCGAGTGGACAAGCGAGTTTGAGTCTAAGACTATCGACCAGATTCGCGCACTACTGTTAGAAGATGGTAAGTATATACAGCGCATCTATCGCAAGAATGAGCGCGGCGAGTGGGAACAGTACGAAGGCGACGTTATCCCACTGCTAAACGGCAAACCATTACCATATATACCGTTTGTCATTTTCGGGTCAACACACAACGATGTGGCGGTTCAGAAGCCGCCAATGTATGACCTGGTGACGCTTAACCTGTCGCATTATCGCACCACGGCTGATTTAGAGCACGGCGCGCACTTCACTGGTTTACCTACGGCTGTAATTAGCGGTTATCAACCATCAGTGGGCGAAAAGTTAAGCATCGGCGGAACGGCAGCATGGGCGTTTCCTGATCCGCAAGCTAAAGCGTCATACTTGGAATTTACTGGGCAGGGGTTGGGAGCGCTAGAGAACCGCTTAAAAGACAAAGAGGCGGGCATGGCGGCAATCGGTGCGCGTATGCTTACACCAGACAAGGCCACAGCCGAAGCCGCACGCACAGTGCAGATGCGACACTCAGGCGAGGGTGCTGTACTAGCTTCAATTGGTGACATGATTGAGCATGGGTTTGACCGAATATTGCAAATCATGGCTGACTGGGCTGGTATAACTGGCAAAGTAGATGCCGAGTTTAACGATGAGTTTACCGAGCACTCATTAGATGCCCCCGATATTTTAGCGTTGGTTACTGCATGGCAGGCTGGCGCAATCAGTTTTGAAACGCTGTTCTGGAATCTCAAGCAAAGCGAAATAGTAGAGAACGAAATCACGTCAGAAGATGAACAGGCAAGAATTAAGCCAATAACGCCCGTATTGCCGACAGCAGCAACTAACATACAGTAATTAATACCAAACACCGAAGCCCTGCCAGTTTGAGACTGTTTGGGCTTTTTTATTGAGCCAGCGGCTCGCAACCAGTCCAGAGGACACAGTAATGCCATTAGACCGTAAAGACCCAGAAGTTATCGCGTTGATTGAAGAAATCACTAATTCAGCTACAGAAGCATTGAGCGCAAAAAACAAGGAACTGTTAAGCGAAGTTAAAACCCTGAAAGCGAAAGCCAAAGGCGCAGACATAGACCCTGTAGAACATGCCGCGCTACAAACTCAAGTAGATGAATTGACCGATAAATTAAGCAAATCCGAAAAGTTTTCTAAGACGGAAATTGACAAGCTGAGCAAGTCATTAACGGAAAAAGACGGCGCGTTAAATAAGCACCTGATTGACGCAGGTTTGACCGACGCATTGGTTAAGGCAGGCGTACAACCAGCCATGCTAGACGCAGTAAAGGCATTGCATCAGAGCAAAGCCAGCATCAATGCCAAAGATGGCGCGTATGAGGCGTTGATTGACGGCAAGCCGCTGGCGGAGTTCGTAACCACCTGGACGCAGAGCGATCAAGGCAAGCATTTTGTATCAGCACCAAACAATAACGGCGGCGGCGCACAAGGCGGAAGCGGCAAAGGTACAACTAAGACCATGACCCGCGACGCATTCGATGCACTAACCGCAGTCGGTGATCCATCACTTCAGGCCTTCTTCCGAGAAGGTGGACAAATAATCTAATAGAAAGGCTTTAAACCATGTCAAATACATTCACCAGTCTTGTAGCAGACGTTTACTCATCGCTTGATACTGTTTCTCGTGAGCTGGTTGGCTTCATCCCAGCCGTTACCCGCGACGCAAAATATGAGCGTGCAGCAGTCGGTCAGGTAGTACGCAGCTTCGTAGCACCAGCTTCAACTGCATCAAATATCACCCCAGCAGTAACACCTCCGAACGATGGCGACCAAACCATTGGTCAAGTGCCGCTGACCATCTCCAAGGCAATGCGCGTGCCTATCCGCTGGAACGGTGAGGAAACACGCGGACTGAATAACAACGGCGCAGGTCAAAAAAATATCCAGCGCAATCAGGTGGCACAAGCAATCCGTACATTGTGCAATCTTATCGAGGTTGACTTGGGCGCGTTACAGTCTTTGGCATCCCGTGCGTCTGGATCACCAGCAACGCCATTGTTTGCGACCAACTTGAAAGACCCAGCAAACGTGCGCAAAATCCTGTCCGATAACGGTGCGCCGATGTCTGACTTGCAGATGATTATTGACACATCTTCTGGCGCTGCGATGCGTACACTGACACAACTGACCAAAGCAAACGAAGCCGCTGATGTATCCATGCTGCGTCAGGGTATGTTGCTAGATATACACGGATTTGCAATTCGCGAGTCTGCGCAAGTGGTTCAAACCCCTGCCGTTGGTACTGGTACAGCTTACACCACAACCGCAGCTGGTTTCGCTGTCGGAACTACATCCATCCCGTTGATTACAGGCTCAGGTACTATTTTGGCTGGTGACATCGTGACGTTTGCAGGCGACACAAATCAGTATGTTGTTGCAACTGGTATCGCTGCGCCTGGCACTCTTGTTATCGCGGCACCTGGCTTGCAAAAAGCGATGTCAGCCGCAACCAAGGCAGTCACTATTCTGGCATCGTCTAACCGCAGCATGGCGTTTGCGCGTTCTGCTATCGTGCTGGCGCAACGCTTGCCTGCATTGCCTGATGGCGGTGATATGGCCGTTGATCGCACCACTGTAATTGATGAGCGTTCTGGCCTGATGTTTGAAATTGCGGCGTATGCGCAGTATCGTCAAATGCAATACGAGATTTCGTGCGCATGGGGTACTGCAATGGTCAAGCCTGAGCATTGCGCTTTGTTGATTAGCTAGTAAATCGCAGCGCATCACTTCGGTGCGCTGCCGTGTAATAGTTAAGGATAAACAATGGCGCTCACAGCACAGCAATTATCAGACACGCGCAGATGGATGGGGTATGCGGTCGTAGGCACGACCATCACGTTAAGCGACAACAATGATATTGTGTATGGTCGGTTCGGTATGGTTACGATGTCACTGTACACGCGACTACATAACCTTACGGCGGAGGAAGAAAACACGCTTATAAACGTGTACCTAAATAACTTATCCACGCTTGAAGCGGCGATTATTGGCGTATCAGATAACTTAGATACAGACCAAGCCGCGGTATGGACGCACAACAAGAACGAGCAAGCAGACCGTGATCGCCTGTTTGATTCGTGGCGTATGCGTCTATGTGGATTTATCGGATTTCCTGCTGGCGCAGGTTTTGGTAGCGGTTCGCAAGCATCACTGGTGCGCGGCTAATGGACGCAGCAACGCTACAAAGCCGTATATATAAAGGATTCGGCAAGTCTGCATTGCACGCTGGGTATGCTTTTGCAGTATATCGCTCATCATCAATGATTAACCCTATAGCCGTAGGTAATATGGTTATTGCGTCAATCAATTCAGTATTTGCGCCAAGTTCAACTTACAGATTAAGCAGCTATAATAAGCCAGAGGTGCCTGACTGGACGGCGATAGTTGATGCAACACAGATGCAGGCAGGAGACTGGCTAGTCGGCGTTTCTGGAACGTATTACATCGCGGATTTACAGCCACTATTGCCTATCCCCGCTATACAGTGCAACCGAACTATTAGCATCAGCCGCGCAGGATATACAACAGTAGCGCCATTAGAGCCTACGCAGACCGTTATCGCGACCAACCTGCCATGCTTTATGGGTAACAAGCGCGACAAGGAATCAAGCCCTACCAGCTTCCCAGCGCCGTCAGATACTAAAACAGGCCAGCCCAACTGGTTGTTTTACATCAACACTCGCGGCGTAGCCGACATACGCAAGAACGATTTAATTACTGACGAGAATGGCGTTAACTACGTGATAGACGTGCCTAACCTAACATCGTTTGGTTATATCTGCATAGCCCACAATGAAAAGCCATGAGCATAACGGCTGATTTCGCCCAAGCGATAGAGGGTTTGCAGGCGATCGCGTCGCGAACAGCCGACATGTCGCCGTTTATGGCAATGATGGGCGAGTTTGAGCGAGATATGGCTAAGGCGCGCATCACTGATACAAAGTCGTCACCAGAAGCAAATCCGTGGGCGCCATGGAGCAACCAGAGGCGCAAGGAGCGGATAGCCAAAGGTAACGAGAGCTTAGGTCTGTTACTAGATACTGGAACATTGTTAAATTCTATTAACGCTGTAAGCACAATACACGGCTTTGAAGTTGGCACAGATTTAGTCTACGCCACTGATTTGCAAAACGGAACGTGGGATATGCCAGCGCGCCCATTCTTAGGATGGACACCTGGCGAAATGGCGACGACTGAGAGATTAGCCGTGTTTTTTATCGAGAAAGGTACTTTATTATGAGATTAGTGACATTAGAGAAAGACCATAAGCAGGGTGATATACAGTATTACGCAGGGCAGACCGTCGAATTAGATGATGAAACCGCTGAATTTCTTACAGGCGTAAAGATAGCCGACAAGGTTAAATCCCGTGAAGTAATCGACGAATCAAAGACTGAATAATGTACGCAGAGAACGCACAAAACCTGCTGGCGTTACTTGAAACAGTACCATCACTGGTAAACACCAGCGGCCTTGCAGTGGGTGGACGCGCGCCTGACCCAGCAATGTCACGAATCCCATTGCCTAGTGCGTGGGTTATTTTAGCTGACGATAAGCCTCAGGACGCGGAAACTGGAAGCAACCCAGCAGGTCAAGCCGTGCATACCACTTACGTGGTAATGATTTACGTTCCGTATATCAACCAATCTGATCTGATAGCAAATCAGTTACCGCTAATTGAATCTACGGTTAAAGCTATCAGAGGCCAGCAATCAACATCAGGCACTAGATGGCGATATGAGGGGCAAAAATTGGCACTTATTAACCCCGACAGGCTGGCTTACGAACAGCGATATAGTTTAGTAGGATTTATTTAACACTTTCCACGACCCGCCAAGTGCGGGTTTTTTACGCCTGCACTTAACTAGGAGAAACAAATGGCTTTTAACGATAACGCTTATTTCATGGGTCAAGGCTCAGTATTTTTACAAAAACGTGCATTAAACGGTTCGGCTATAGGTGGCTTTATTGCGCTAGGTGACACCGATAAGTATGAGTTGTCACCTACGCAAAAATTCGACGATGTGAAAGAGTCGCAATCTGGCTTAATGATGACCGCCGCGCACATTCCGACTGGTACTGACGTAAAACTTAAAATGAACGCTAAGTATTTCAGCAAGAACGTGCTGCAAGCAGCGTTATGGGGTACTGATACTGGCGCGGTAGCTGCTGGCACGGTAGCCGCTGAAATCACCACAGCTTACAACAACAGCCTAGTGCCATTAGCTAACATGGGCGTTTCATCTGTCGTAGTTAAACTAGCTGGTGTAACGGGTACTCTAGCATCAGTTGCAGTTCTGACGGGCGGCACTGGGTATGCAGCAAGTTCACAGATACCGCTGACATTAGCAGGTTCACCTGGTACTGGCGCGGCAGGCTATGCGGTCACTAACTCAGCAGGTGTGATTGTTGGCGCTTATATTACCGCAGCGGGTTCGGGTTATGTTTCACCAACTGCATCCGCTACAGGCGGCACTGGCGCGACATTCCAAGTAAATATGGGCGCGGCAAACTTAGTTTTAGGCACTGACTACACCGCAGACTTGACCAACGGCTCTATAACCATAACGTCTGGTTCATTGTTAGTTCCCGCATTTAACAACACATTCGGCGTTGCACCTGCTGGGTCTGGTGGCGTAAGTATTACAAGTGCGTACAGTTATGCAGCTTATACTGGTAAGGTAGAGGCGTTTACGACTGGCATTCAGTATTTTACCGTTCGATTCCAAGGTATTAACGTAGTAAACAGTCAGCCTGTCATAGTTACTGCATATCAGGTCGGTTTAGACATGGCTAAAATGCTGGCTTTTATAGGCAACAAGTCGAACAACTTTGAACTAGACGGTATGTTCTTGCAAGACACTACAAAGTCATTGCCTAGCGCATCGGCTCCTTATTCTCAATTCTTCAACATCGCCAAGGCTTAATAAATGAGTGATATTGACATCCTATACCCAGAAGGCAAAACGGTAACGGTGCAGGGCGAAAGTCTTGTTATCAAGCCGTATGCCTTCGGGCAAATAGCCAAAGTATCCAAACTAGCCTACCCGATACTAAAAGCACTGTCTGACGGTGGTTTACTGCAAATGGCAACCGTGGACGGTAAAGCCACCCTGTCAATCGCAAGCGACTGGATGGCGCGTATCGTTGAAATCATGGGTATTGGCGGAGAGGAATTACTCAGCTTGGTCGCATTTTCAACTGGCAAACCGCGTGACTGGTTAGACACGATAGCGTTAGATGAAGGAATTGAGCTGACCAAGGCAATAATCGAGGTAAATTCTGATTTTTTCGTAAAACGGATTCTGCCGATGTTGTCGGGGAATCCAACGAATCCGTCGGATGGGGATACATCATCAGCGAGCTTGTCGCAGGCGGCCATAGAAGAAGTGATATTGACTCCTATACCCTAGGCCAAATCAAGGTTTATCTAGCAGCAATACAACGTAAAGAGCGCACCACAGCAGCACAACGGGCAAATTTAACCCGTCTTGCTGTCTGGGGTGAGGCTGATGATTTTAGTAACGCAATTAATGAATTAATGAGGTAGTTATGTCTGAAATGTCTGTAAAAATGGTGCTTACGCTGTCTGATGGCGCCACAGCACCATTGCAGGCATTTATTGATAAGTTGGCAGGGATGGAATCGGCAGTTGGTACGCTTAACAGCAAACTAACTGGGCTTGGTACGCAACTCAGCAATATCGGAACCAAAGCCGAAGCGTCAAGCGGCGGAATGTCTGCGCTGGAAAAGTCTGTGCTTGCACTGGCTGACGGTTTGGCCGCTATCAGCAGTAAGTTATCCTCATCAGCAGCGTCATTCGTCGAACTTGGCGGAGCCGCTTCAATGGCTGGTAATCAGATGCTAGGCGCTGCGGGGAAAATGGCGGAGGCTGGCGCTGCGGTTGATAATACCACGGCAAAGGTAGATGGGCTTTCCACATCATTAAAAGGCATGGCTGGGTTATGGGCAGCGTTTGAAGTTAAAAAAGGCCTTGCCGCGTCAATAGAAGAATCAGCCAACTATCAGTCAACACAAACACGGCTAAAAAACCTGAACTTAGGCGGAGATGGTGCGAATCAGTTAATGAACGCGGCAGATGCGACTGCAAAATCAACACCGCAATTTAGTCGTGAACAGACATTGTCGATGGGTATCGACTTGGTGAACGCGACGGGTTCGGTTGACCATGCCGTGCAGATGATGACGCCGTTTGCGCAGGCTGTATATAACATGAAAGCCGCGTTGCCAACAGGTCAGACGTTTACTGACCGCGACATGCTGTTACTGGCGAAGGCGCTGGAACAGCGGGGCGTAACTACTGACCCAGCAAAGATGCAGGCAGAGCTGGACATGTTCAGTAAGATTACCGCAGCGACACAAGGCCGAGTCGGTCCATCACAATTACTTGGTAACATAAACTACGCAAAAGGCGGGCTTGGCCTGACGATGGAAGATAGCTTCATGCCCGTCTTTGCGTCGCTGATAGAGCGCACAATGGCAGGCGGCGGAACGGGAGGGCAGGTTGGTACCGCGCTCACATCGTTACAGCAGGCAATTGTTGGCGGCGTAATCAAGCAAAGTGCGCTGATCCAGTGGGATAAGATGGGGTTGCTTGACCCATCCAAGGTAATTTTTAACAAGGTAGGCTCGCTGAAGGGCGTTCAAGCTGGCGGCGTGGCTGGCGCCGATTTATTCATGCGTAACCCTAACGAATGGGTGCAGCAATATCTAGTTCCAGCGCTTAAAAACAGCGGGGTAGATACCAGCAATACCGAACAGGTAAACGGCGTACTGGCGCACATGTTTGGCAATCGCAATGCGGCAAACATAGCGTCAATTATGGCGACGCAGCAGAATCTTGTAAATAAAGACGCCGCCATTATTAACAACACCCTGGACAATACGGCACAGAGAGCAAATAACATCAAGACGGCAAAGGCGGCATGGGACGAATTCCACGCGTCACTGGCTAATCTTGCTAACAGTATCGGCACTTCAATATTGCCAGCCATAACAAATCTAGTTAACGGCATTGCAAATCTGATCGGCAATATTTCTGACTTTGCAAAAGACCACCAATTTTTAACCGCGATAGCCACATGGACAGCAGCCATTGCGGGTGTTGTTTTGGCAATCACAAGCCTGGCTAAGTTATTTGGCATAACTTTGGCTGAAAATATAGCGGCGGCTTCTGGCGCATTATTGGCTGGAGGTAGAACGTCAATTATTGCTGGGGCAATGTACGTGGAATCGTTAGGCGGAATTGGGGCGGCAGCGGTAGCGTTGGCTGGGAAGGTGTTATTAGCAACCCGCGCATTATCTGGCTTGTTTATGCTGACTTACAGCTCAGACCTAAACGCTGGTGAAGATGCAAAATTCCAGCAGATGAAGTCAAATCATTACAAAAATCAGCCGATTGAATCTGATTTTGGTGTAACTGATGGATGGGGTAGCGATACGCCTAAGGCAAAGTTCTTTAAGCCGTCGGGGTCTACTGGCGGCGGTTCGCCCCACACAAAAATACCAAAGCCAAAAAAACCAATTTCCGACAGTCTGAATGATATTGCGCGTTTCAATGCTCAGGCTGACGAAGAATTAAAGCATTTTGCATCTCTCGCAAAAGACATCGAGGGGATAGACCGAGATTACATGAAATTGACTGGCGGTGATGATACCGCAGCCGTAATATCAGACACGCAAAAACAAGGCGACGCAAAATCAGCGGACTTGCGTGCTAACGGTTACGCATCCGCAGCTCAGAAAAACGACGACCTGACCAAGCTAAAAATTGCGCACCTGCAATATGCCGAGGCAATGGCTAAGGTAAAGGTTATCGAGGACGCGCTGACTGAATCTGAAAAGAAATTAGGATATGCTATTAAGGCGGGAACCATCACCGCAACAGAAGCCGCAAATAAACAAATAGAAATTAGGCGAGAAGCGGCGGCGCAGATGATCCCGTTATTGGATAGCGCAAGCAAATATGCGACAAATGAAACCGATAAGTCGTTTTCAGAGGGGAAAATATCTGCTGCACAGTCAGACATGTTGGCATTAAACGCAACCGCACTTGAAGTAAAAAACAACATGCAAAGCGCGTTTGGTGGGTTTTTTAATGGACTACTGACAAACACAAAGACGCTTAAACAATCATTCGCTGATCTTTTCAAGAGCATAGCAGACAACTTTGCGCAGATGATTTCTAAGATGATGGCGCAAAAATTAACAGATGCAATATTTAATGCTGGAAGCAATGGCGGAGGCCAAGGTGGTGGGTGGATGTCGCAGGTATTAGGTTCTATATTTGGCGGCGGAGGAACTGCGTCAACATACGGAACGATAGCGGGTTCTGAACAAACTGCAATGCTCGCTGCACAGGACGCAGGAACATCATCAGCGTTGTCTGGCATAGGCTCATGGTTTAGTAGCTTGTTAAGTTTTGACGTAGGAACTGACTACGTGCCAAACGATATGGTCGCCATGATACACAAGGGTGAAAAGATCGTCCCAGCAGCGTACAATAATCCAAAGTCACAGGGCGCAGGCAATGTGGTACAGCATTTGAATTTTAACTTTGACCAGCCACAATCCAGCCAAACAATGATGCAACTTGCGTCGGCAACGGGAATGTCCATGCAGCGCGCAATGCAAAGGAATTTATAAATGGCATTTGTAGAGGTTCGCATCAATGACGGCTTAATCCTTTATGGTACAGATGGCGGCGCTGGCTACTCAACTGATATTGTCACGCTAAACTCTGGCTATGAGTCGCGCAATTCAAATTGGGTGAACGGACGCGGAAACTGGAACCTAGGCGATAGGGTTGTGGTTCAGTCAGAAGCCGATACGCTTAACAAGTTTTTTCGTGCGCGTAAAGGCAGGGCTATTGGTTTCCGATACAAGGATTGGATGGATTACCAAGATGGCGGATTTGGTGTTCTGGCGACAACGAACCAGACATCAACACCGACCAACGTGGGAACGGGTAACGGCAACAGCGTGTACCAGATGTATAAGTCATATTCGTCAGGTGGTGCGTATGAATATAGGCAGATACGTAAGCCTGTTACTGGAACAACAAAGATTTACCGCAATGGCGTACTGGCAACCGCTGGAGGTGCCAACGGCAATTATTCAATAGACACCACAACAGGGCTAATTACCTTTGTAAATGATTTGGTCGTAAGCATTAGCGCAATCACGCAAGCAACCGCTGGTGTGGTGACGACATCGACAGCGCACGGGCTGACAACGGGTTGGCAGGTAATGATAACTGGCGTTGTTGGTATGACGCAAGTAAACGGCATTCTTCATACGGTTTCTGTAATAAATGCAACTCAATTCAGCATAGAAAACACCACAACATACACCGCATACACATCAGGCGGGGCTGTACAGAAGTTTCCGCAATCAGGTGACTCGTTGACATGGACGGGTGAGTTTGACGTTCCTGTGCGCTTCGATACGGACAAATTCAGCGCGCGTTTTGATGGCGCAAATATCAGCACTCCAGGAGTGGTCGCAGGTGGCTATTTTTACGTTGCAAGACTGCCGATAATCGAGGTGCGCGTATAATGAAAACAGCAAGCACGGCACTTCTTAGCCACTTTGGTCAAGAAACAACCACAATCGCCTATCTGTGGCATGTTGTATTAAAGTCTGGCACCGTATTTGGATTCACAGACCATGACAGCGATATTACTTATAACGGCGTTACTTATCTTGCGAGTTCTGGATTTACATCATCAGATATAGAAACAACAGCCGCGCTTAACGTGGATAACCTGGAAGCACAGGGCATGTTATCCAGCCCAGCCATCACCGAGGCAGACTTAATTGCGGGGCTTTGGGATGACGCGCAAATTCAGGTTATGGCGGTTAATTACCAAGACCTTACCCAAGGCGCTATGAGTGTGCGCAACGGCGTACTCGGCAACGTCAACACCAAACGGTCACTATTTGTCGCAGAATTACGGGGCATGACCCAGCCATTGCAGCAAAATATCCTAGAATATTACACCGCATCATGTCGCGCAAAGCTAGGTGACGCTCGATGCAAGGTGGTATTAACACCGTTTATTTTTAACGGATCAGTCACTACGGCAATAAGTGTTAAGGCATGGGATGATACAACATTAACGCAAACCAACTCAACTACACAAAAAACCATCACAGGGATTACACAAGCCACGTCCGCCCAAGTCACTTGTCCTGCGCACGGATTTAGCAGCGGCCAGCAAGTAGCTATCAGCGGTGTTGTTGGTATGACACAGATTAACGGCAAAACATTCCAAGTTACTTATGTCGACGTAAACAATTTCACCATTAATTGCGACACTAGCGTTGCAGGCGGGTTATATTCAGCCTATGCCAGCGGCGGTATTGCTACGCTTATGCCACAAAGCGAGTATTTTCAAGGCGGAATTGTACAGTGGACTTCAGGCTTAAATCTTGGGCTGCAAATGGAAGTAAAGCTGTACAATATAGGATATGTAGAGCTATTCCAGCCAGCACCTTATCAGGTTTCAGTGGGCGACACTTACACCATACAAGCAGGGTGTGACAAACAATTGCAAACCTGCATAAGCAGATTTAACAACGTGATTAACTTTCGAGGCGAGCCATTTATACCTGGCTCTGATTCTTTAATGGCGCACGGATAATGACCACAAGGCAAGACATAATCAATACGGCGCGTGAGTACATGGGTACGCCGTTCCATCATCAGGCGCGTGTAAAAGGTGTTGGCATAGACTGTGCTGGTCTGCTGATATGCGTGGCGCGTGACTTAGGCTTGCAGCATTACGATGTACAAGGGTATTCACGAGTTCCAAGCGGATCGGACTTTGAGCGACATCTTGACGCAAACCTTGACGTTATCGGTGAGATTGAGGATGGGTGCGTATTGCTTATGACCTTTGACGTTGACCCGCAGCACGTAGCTATCGCCACATCAACCAATTCAATCATTCACGCTACATTCGAGTGCAGAAAAGTCGTCGAGCATGACTTAAACGACAAGTGGCGGTCGAGCATACGCAAGATTTATCGTTTTAGAGGTTTAGACTAATGGCAGATCCAGCCACACTTACGTTAATAGCGGGATATGCCTACTCTGCTGTTGCTTCATATGCGCTAAGCTATGCGGTGCAGTGGGCATTCGGCCATGATACTCACAGCTATGGCCCACGATTAGGCGACGCAAGGGTGCAAGTATCAAACTACGGCAAGCCTATTCCGCAGATATTCGGATCGTTGCGAACGGCTGGCAACGTGATATGGTCAACGCCACTGCAAGAAACTCCGCACACCCAAAGCCAAGGCGGTAAAGGTTCACCTCACAGCCAGTCGTACACTAGTTATACCTACTCAGCCAGCTTTGCTGTTTCATTATGCGTCGGCACCATCACGGGCATCGGCAGAATATGGGCTGATGGAAAACTTATTTACAACGGCGCATCCACTGACCCTGGCACTATTATCGCGGGTGCTGGCATTGTACCTACCGTATATCTTGGCAACGAAACGCAAATGCCTGACCCGACTATGCAGTCATATCTCGGCTCTGCCAATGTTCCAGCGTATCGTGGCCAGGCGTATGCTGTATTCAACAATATGCAGCTTGAAAATTACGGGAACAGAATACCAAATATTGAGGTTGAGGTAATTAAAAACGGAACGCTGACAACCACACTCACAACCCAATCAACGACATCAGGCGGCGGATCTAAATCACGCGGATTTGCAGTTGGGAATTATCTGATATTGCCTCATGAATTAAGTAGTGGCAGCGTACCATACGGATCAATGCAGGTTTATAACGTAAATAATCCATCTGCGCCGATATTAGTAGCTGATACCAACTTCGGCGACGGATATTACACCCCAAACTATTCGGCAATAAATCCATCTGGAACACTTATTTATCAGACAGAAGATAATTATGCTGGCATTCGCGTTATTGATATTTCCACTCCATCCAGCCCAGTGCAATATGCGTATCCATCAGCAACATACGCTGATACTACTGTTGCTGTTAGTTCACTGGCTTGTTACTCTGCTGGAGCTGCGGCAGGTGGGCAGGTTAGAGTATGGACATTAGCACCAAGCGGTGGATCAACTACACCATTAACGCTTGTTAAAACAGTAACAATTACCCCGACTAAAATCAATGCCCTATACTGTAACGGTGGTTATTTATACGTAGTGTCAACAATAGGTATTTACGTTTATGACGAAACGACACTGACACAGCAAGTAATAATTCCTATCTCTACTATATCGCTAGTTTTTAGCGGATCGTTACTATATGCAAGCTCGTCTGGCGGACTTTATATATACGACAACTCAAACCCGTTATCACCTGTACAGAAAAGCTACCTGTCTGGGTATTTTGCGAGTTCTCAATCTGTATTGCAAGGCAATTTCCTGATTCTTGGCAATGCATCATACGATGTTTACGTTGTTGATGTTACAAACTCATCTTCGCCTATTTTAATAAATACGACGACAATTTCGTCGGTTACAATGTATTTCAATTGTGCCAACAGTTATATATATGCTTACGGCTCGTCATTACGTACTGGCGATAGCTTCACAGCGCTATTCTTGGCGGCAAATATCATTAGTAGCACACCTCCACAACTAAGCAGTATCGTAACATCTCTATGCTCTCAAATGGGAGTTACAAGCATTGATGCAAGCGGATTAACTGATACTGTTGACGGGTATATTGTCGGGACGCAAGTAAGCGCACGAGGCGCAATTGAGCCGTTGCAAAAGGTATTCTATTTTGATGCGGTTGAGTCAGATAACATTATCAAGTTCGTCAAGCGCGGAACACGTACACCTATTGTTATCAGCGAGGACGATTTATCAGCGCACGACTCCAATAACAGCAGTGTTCCTGCCGTGGTAGATTTAACACGAGTGCAAGAGCTTGAATTGCCGAAAGTCGTTAACGTAGGCTATTACAACACGGGCAACAATTACCTATTAGGTGCGCAATACTCGGCCAGGCAAGTTACCAACAGCCAGCAAACGCTTGATTTGCAGCTTCCTATCGCCATGAGCGACACGAAAGCAAAACAAGTCGCTGACGTAAACCTTTATGTAGCGTGGACGTCGCGTAACACAACTAAGTTCTCCACGTCACGCAAGTATGATTATATAGACCCGACAGACGTAGTGCAGATTACCAAGTCAAACGGCGTATCATATAACTTGATAATTACTAAGCGCACAGAAAAGCTCGGCGGGGTAATAGATTTTGAGGGGGTGGCTGACGATCCAAGCATTTACACGCAAACAGCAGCGGCAAGTGTTGCGTCTGTATCTGTGGTAACTACGGTATCATCCGACGGCAATACGCACGTAGAGTTGCTGGATATTCCTTTGTTAAATGATGCAGACGACGATGCGGGGTTTTACACTGCTGCCGATGGATATTCGTCAGGGTGGACGGGCGGTGCGCTGGTAAAATCGACTGACAACATCAGCTATAACGCCGTTGAAACGTTCCCTATCGGTGCGGTATTGGGTACTGCAACCAGTGTTTTAGGTAACTTTACAGGCGGAAACGTATTTGATGAAATAAACACGGTCACGGTAGTGGTTGACAGCGGAACATTAGCCAGTGTGCAGTATATTGACGTTCTGAACGGGCAAAACGGATGCGTTATCGGCAATGAAGTGCTGCAATTCAGAAACGCAACACTGACGGCGGCAAATACCTATGTTCTCAGCGGCTTATTACGAGGTAGAGTTGGTACCGAGCAATATATCAGCGGGCATACTTCAGGGCAAAGATTTGTATTCTTGTCAACCTCAACTATACAGCGACTTGCTTCATCGTTAACTGAAGTTGGTTTAGCGCGTTATTACAAAGGCGTATCAAATAATCAGCTATTTTCAGCGGCGCCACTTATCACATTTACTAATACGGCAGTTGGATTGAAACCATTATCACCAGTTGGAATAGGCGGAGGTCGTGACGCTTCTGGAAACCTTACAATAAACTGGACGCGGCGCACTCGTATCGGTGGATCGTGGAGTAATAATACAGACGTTCCGCTTGGCGAAACAACTGAGAGCTATTCAATCGACATTATGAGCGGTACGACAGTCAAACGCACACTAACCAGCACTACGCCGACGGTTGCTTACACGTCGTCAATGCAGGTTGCAGACTTCGGAGCAAATCAGGCGGCCGTAACGGTAAATATATACCAAATATCTGCCTCAGTTGGACGCGGTTTCGCTGGGGTTGCTACAGTATAATTGTAATATAAATTATTTTTATTGGGGTAAATAATGGCAGGAAGCACATCGAATATCGACCTTATCAGCAGCTCACAGGCCGCAAAGGAAGTTACGGCAAACGACGCATTCAACGCAGCAAGCCCGACTATGTTCGGCGCTAGGCGTGGTACAACATCATCGGCGCTTACGTGGGGATATTACGGCGGCGCGTTTAACGCTAACGGCACGATAACACAAATCGCCAACGGCACGCTCGCCCTAACCGCCAGCACCACCTGCTATATCGAAGTCAACCCAGCAGGCACAGTCAGCTTTAATACCACAGGCTTTACCGCTGGCAACATCGCGCTGTACTCAGTTGTCACAGGCGCATCTACGGTCACCAGCTATCTGGATTATCGCCACTCACACATCCCGCTAGCAGTGGCCACTCACGGCGCAACCAGCAAAACCACGCCAGTCAATGCGGACGAGTTACCGATTGCAGACAGCGCCACATCATTCACGCTTAAAAAACTGACATTGGCTAACCTAAAGGCAGCGCTACTTATCAACACTACAGGCTACACCGTCGCAACGCTGCCAGCGGGCGTACTAGGCCTGACCACATACGTCACTGATGCCACCGCGCCAACGTTCCTGGGCACCCTGACAGGCGGTGGCGCTGTCAAATGCCCCGTTTTTTACAACGGCGCAGCATGGGTAGCTGGCTAAAATAAACAATCGAAGCAACTGATTTTGAACTATAAATTGGGGTGGATATGGCAAGCGATATGCTTTTGGCAGTAGTTACAGTAATTATTTTTATAATCAGTGGCGTTGTTGGTGTGATCGGGTATCTATTAGCGCAGAAAGATGCTAAACAAGGCAAGGACATAGATATGCTTTTTTTAATACATAAAGAAGACGCGGAAAAATTGGAATCGTTAAAACTTGAAATCGCTGGCGACTATCACAAAAAGCCAGAGATTGAACGGATCATGGCAGAAAACCGAAGTTATTTGAATGAGAAGTTTGGGTATATCGAAAAGCTGATTATGGCGGCAGGCCAGTCGCACAAATCATGATTACGAACAAGATGCACGTCAGCGAAACAAATAATACAAACTAGCACGCATCCATCACATTGCCTATTTTTTACGTCCATAGAAAGGGATAATTATGTCATCTACAGTCATGCAAGGGTTAGTCATCGGCCCCGTGATTTTAACAAATGGGACTCCTATAGTTCAACTTATGGATGGGTCACCACTCCCCTCAATCGTAAAGCTATTCGTCACCGCAGGCGACACGCTCGTGCTTGACCAGTCATTTGACGGTGGGCTAACTTACGACACGCCGCTGCTTACGACAACGACAAGCCAAGGCGTTAGGCTGGACGCTGGCTGTTCACATATCCGTGTCACGCGCACTGCTGGCGCTTCGACTACTTCTTACTTTACTGTGTGTGGTTAATTATGGCTAATGAGAATGTACTGCAAGTTATAAACACTGCGATATATAAAAGACGACTAGGCGCACTTGGAAAATCACAGAATGTAAGCCAATCGGTTGTATATACTTCATCCTATTTATCCAATGGCACGGACTTATCAACTACTTATAGAGAGCCGCACGTATTTCCATCGGCTACCTTTGATATTCAGCTAGTATATGGCAATTATGCAACAAATACAGCTTCTCAGGCTGGACCAGGTAACGCCATAACGATTACGTCAGGATTTGAGTACAACGGAGTTACTTGGCCTGTAACATTCAATAATGGGAATCCATCAGCCGTTATTCAAAATAATGGATATGTTATCAGCGACACCATACCAATTGATTTGCCAGCAGGCGCGACTGCGTACATTCGCTCATGCCCAACTGTAACATCAGGTCAAAAATGGAATAAAGGGAGCCTTGGAACGACTTTAGGGTCATACAGTGCGGCAAATTCAGACCTAACAACGGGTACTGGAGCATTAGCTAACGCTGCCGCAGGGCAATCTTATGAGGCAAAAATGTATAGTCCAGTTGCTATTTTTGGCTCTACAAAGGATGTAAGCTCCGCATCAGTTTGCGTTGTTGGTGATAGCATTGCTGCTGGTACTGGCG